CTATTAGCTATAAGAGTTCTTTGACCTTTAAGCTGACCGAGTAATCTCTGATCAACAAATCCATGCTTCTTATTAGCATCCTTAAAGATACCTTCACCACCATTGAATGCCATTGCCATATCCATTAAGTTTTCTTCCATAGAAAGTGAAGATCTCTTAATATCAGACTCTTTAAATAGCTTTCCACCTGCGTAATCCTCGATGGCTTTGGTGTTGCCTTCGACTAAGTCATTTGCAAGTTCTATGCCATTTGTTGATTGTTCATCGTAATTAATAAACTCATCTGGTATATATTTAGCCAGTTTCAGAGATAAATCTTGAGTCTTTACAGCTTTTAATAATGATGCTAAACTATAATTAACAGAGCGAGAGACATGGGGATGATTTTCATCTGCTGCCTTTGTGACCTCTGTTTTTTTAATGCCTTCCATTGACATAGCAACATATAGCCTTGGCTTAATACCATCGTTATACTTAAATACGCTCAATTTTACTGGCACAATTTCGTCACCATCTTCAAAAGCAGAAATAAGCACATATGTAACATCTAAATTAGGTTTGTTTTTTCTGTGGTTTTCATTTTCTAAAAGATATTCATCATTTGTATAAGCTTTAATAAGATGAGCATTATCAAGAACACTTGAAAAACATGTAAACATTTTTGCAGCTTTTACAAATCTATCATCTGTCTTAATAGATAATTGCTTGTCAATACTTTCATCTAAAGAATTAGCCGAATAATTAACCTCTAATTCTATATCTGGCACATCGTACTTTCCGACTATGCCAAGAGATACTGCAAATTTCTTTAAGCTCTTTTTTATATCGTATCTTTTCTCCCAATCAAATTTAAAAATACTATCTACATTTTGTGGCAATTTTTTGCCATCAAAAGGTACAACTATTTGTATTTTATCCTTGAGTTCATTAAATCTTTCTTCGTCTGTCATGCCTACTTCAATAGATTTTCTTGTGGCATATTTTTCAGACTCAACATTTTTTTCTACGGAATTATCTCTATTATCAATAGCCTTATCAAGTGCAGCTAAAAACTCTCCTGCTACCTTGTCACAGAATTCCATGTCATCTCTGATGTCCATGACTTCATTCTTTTTAAGGTTTCCAGATTTAAGTGCCTGCTGCATCCATGCTTTCATATCATTGAAGAAATTAATGAATGCATTAGAAGTACGCTTAAAGTCTTTGTCGTTAACCTTAAGCCATTCAATAAACTTCTTTAATGTTTCATCAGTTGAGAAGATCTTGCCAAGCTGATCATTAACAAACTCGTTAGCTGCATCTCTTTCTGACTTAGATACCTCACCACTTGATCTATATACAGATAAATATCTATTTACCTCTTCAGTGAATGCTACCTCATTAGCTTTGTAGTAGTATTCGATTACTTCAGTAGCAATTCTGTTGTATTCTGTGCCTGCATGCGCCTGAAGGAATTCTCCTATGCCTTCATGCAATGCAATCGAAAATATGTTCGACTCATATTTAAGATTTAAGCGCATTTTACCTTGCTCTGGTACATATTCACCTCTAATAATCGAATTCTCGTCCACGAAAATTTCGATATCTAGCTTAAGTCTGTTGGCAAATAAGCGTAAGAATTCCTTTTCAGCCTTATTCATAGATTTGAATCTATCTTTGCCAGACTCATCTGCCTTAACACTTCCAGTTCCATTTTTGATATTTTTAGGATCTGCTTTTTTAAGATCAGACAAGTCTGTATTGTCAACTATAGCCTGATAGAGTTCATCTACTCCATTTGCTGTAAGATCAGATGCATGTCTTTTCTTAATCTCATCAAGTGAGACACCAAGTCTTGCTGCACTAACAAGTCTATTAAACTGATAGTCAAGATCAGTCTCTTTTGCATCCTTATTCTTATTGGCAAATGATAAGGCAGCATCTGTTATGGCATCTACTTTAAATAGATTAGCCTTCTTTATACCAAAATTAATTACTCGATCTGTGGATCCAACTCTCTCAAGATCTTCTACATCATGATAGTTACCATCCATGTCAGGGATGAAAAGTGAATGATTCTCAACCTTAGTGTTACCATCAAAGTTAAGGACATATGCATTGTCATCTGTCTTATCAATTGCAGTGTTTTCGTTATTAGCAATCACATTTCTATTGTGACCTACCTTGGCAGCTTCCTTTGCCTTAGCACGATCTACTTCTGGGATAGTATCAAATACCTTCTCATCAATAGCCTTACCTGATAGTGCAGCCTTATAAACTGTCTCTGATGTATTTGCGCTTTTGATCTCCTCATCAGTAAAACCTGCGCCCTTAAGTCTTTTTGTAGCGTAAAGCTTTGCAGCATTAATAGCCTGCGACTCATATGGTGCAGACTCAATTGCTTTTTTAAGCTGATATGGAGTTGTTGCGTTTTTAATAGCTGAAATAGTATCCGCATGAGATCTTTTTGCTGTTCTAAATCTCTCTGGAGTATCAGAAGCTAAGTTAGTAAGATACATATCCTCAGATGCTTCTCTAACAGCCTTACCAATTGATCTTGTCTCCTTTTTAGAGATCTTTTCATCGTTTGCGATCTTTTCAGCTAAACTTTTAAGTGTATCTTTTGTATTAAGAGCATTCTCATGCGCTTTATCAGATGAATATGCGCTTCTTTCATCTGAAATTAGATTAAGCGTATTAATAGGATTATTTACTGATACTGCACCAAGGTTTTTATCGTAAGCATTCTGTCTAATGTTGCCTAAGCCAATTGATCCTGCTGCTCTTGGCATTCCTGATAAGAATCCTGCAAAAAAGTCCACTCCCATATTAATAAGGAAGTCTGCGTTAGCTTTCATCTTTGCTTCATACTCAGATAGATTGCCACCTTCCTTTGACATGTAGTGTGCTACATTTTTAGCGTAATCGGACTGATCCCCTAAAACTGTACGATCAAAGATCTCATTTGCAAGATCTGTACCTACTTCCTCAGTACCTTCAAAGAAGTTTTGCATAAAGAAGTTTATGAATGCATTTCTTGTTGCAGGCACACCTCTTTTAGCTGCAGACTCCCACCAGTAATCTAAAGAATACTTTTCAAAGATTGCCTCTGCTGCAGCACTATTAACTGCTCTATTAATAGCAGTGCCAAATGATAGTCCTTTTTCTTTAGACTCGACCATTGCCTGATCAAAGGCATTAGTTGAAAATGAGGATAATGTAGCAAGCTCAGTAATAAACTTGTTTAATTCTGGACTTGTATTTACATCTGCTCCAAGAGATGAAGCTAAAAGTGATCCTACTGATGCTGCTGCAAGTGATCTTTCTCCTGCAATACCTACAGAGTAACCAAACTGCAAAAGCTTTGTCTTAAAGGACCCTTCGCCCCACTTACCATTACCATACTCTTCTATGATGGCATTATTAGTATCATCTACAGCCTTAACAAAGTTAGCAGGATTTCTTAAAGGATGATTAGGATCAATGTCCTTACCATGCACTGCCTGCCATAATTCATATGCTGTAGCACCATAACCTGCTACTAATGATGCTGCTGTAGATGTAAGGTTATATGCAGCCTGAGTAGATGCATTACCATTTCTTAAGTCTGACTCTATAGTAGCCTTTCTCTCATCGGATTTAGCCTTATTATCCTCAAATGAGATATCATCAAGCATTTCATTAAACTGCTTTTTAGTGTAGCCATAGTCATAAAACTTCTTTTCAATGGCTTTAAGCTCATCCTTAGCTGCAGCAAAATCAGACATATCGCTATCAGTATTAGCGTATGTCTCATTGTTTGCTTCTACATTCTTAACTTTAGCCTTTGCATCCTGATATGCTCTTAAAAGATCATAGATAGATTCATCAGAGTCAGGAAGTGACTCAGCTTTTTTATTAGATACATCCATGATAGGAGCAGACTCTTTATTTACTCCGTAATCAAATAGTGGCTTTGTATCTGTAGCAGGCTTTGTAATAGCATCCATTGATCCTTTAAATTCATTGTACTTAGCCTGATCTACTTCTTTTCTTTGATCAGTGAGCTTATTATTCTTATACTCATCTAATCTTGCATTGATATTTGCTTCCTGCTCTTCATCTGAAAGCATTCTATCTGGAGCAAGCTTATTAAGGACAGCTTCCTTTGCATCTGTTGCAAGCTTAGAATTAACTGCACCACTAATAATAGGATTTCTAAAAGCAGCCTGAGTTATAGCACCCTTAACTGCTCTTGATGCCATATCATTACCTGATGCCTCTGTAAGCTTTTTAACAGCAAGATCAAGTGCGTTTTTAGCAACTGACTTCTTTGGCTGTTCTACATTTTTACTATGATCAACTGTATCTGCTCTATTTGCATCTGCTAAGGCTTTTGACAGATTATTGTTGTATCTGTTGTAATCATCCATAGCATCAAAGCCAGAGATTGTATCATTGCCTTTTTTGTATTTATTCCAAGCATCATATAAATCAGATGACTCCGACTCAGGCTTAGTATATTTTCTTGTATTGCCAGTGCTATTATTGTTACTATTCTTTCTATTTAAATAGCTTTCATAAACATTAGCCATTAATCAATCTCCCTTATTACTTATGTCTCTTCTGATAATCATCCATGTATTGAAGTGCATCACCCATAGACATTGTTCCATCATCTACATATTTCTGCAGATAATCAGCAAGTACCTTCTGTGATTTAAAACTCTTGCTGTCTAATTCTGCACTGATTATGTTTCTAGACTTTGGATTCTGGTAGTTTTCAGTAAGGTTATATGCTGTAGCCTCTGCTAAATCACTGGATTTTGTACCAGACTTAGAGGATCCAGACTGCTTAGCCTTTTGTAAAGCAAGCTGATACTCTTTCTCCCACTGTTGATCTGCAACTGCATCACGCTGAGTTTGATATTCAAACTGCTTATTCCACTGATCATTGTTGTTTTTAAATGTCTGATCCCACTGTGAATCAGATACCTGATCTCTACCTACCTGATAGTTAAATGTTCTATCAGCATTCTCCTGAGCTTGAGCAATACCAAAGCCATTAAGAAGATTAGACCAGTCTGAATAGTAATCAGATACGCTATCTCTATGCTGACCATAAAGACGATTTTCTTCTGACTGATACATGCCAAACTTATTGTATAGATCCTCTGTCTGCATCTTATATCTATCCATTGCTGCTGATGCCAGTTCAGGGATTTTTGAATTTAGATCAGTTAAATATTGCTGATTAGCTTGAGAAGCTGCAGTAGCTGCATATGAATTGCCATATCCACCAGTAAGATTAGATACGCTGCTTGCTGCATTAAGTGCTGCCTCTTTGCCAAGCTTTGTATATTGATCCTTCATGTTTTGATATAAAGGATCTGCATTAAAATCGTATGAAAACTCTTTTCTGTTATTGATAGCATCCATGATGCTTGAGATGTTATTCTCATACTTGCTTTCATATGTAGGCTTTTTAAGGGAATTGATCTGAGAGATGTAATCACCTGAGTTCATTGAAAAAAATGCCATTGTTTTTCCTCTCTTTCCTAAGATTTTTTAGCTTCTTTTAACTGGTTTTCCAGATTAACGATTCTATTTTCCAAATACTGGATATACTCAGTAGCATTATCAGACCATGCTTTCATGCTAGAGAAATTCTGCTCTGGAGTCTTTTTATCAACTGAAATATTTACATAGTCTATCATTGCTCGTTCTCCCCACTTCCTGCTTCTACAGCCTTTGAGATTCCATATAGCTTAAACTCTCCCCATCCTGATAGTCTAAGCTTCACATGGTTTGCTCTTTTTACTACTATTGGGATCTCATATGACTTTTTCTTTGATGCATAGTATTCAGTTACATACTCCCAGTCACCACTAGATTCATACTCAACCTCAATCTTTAGCTTTGTTGCTACATCAAGCTGCATGATTACATTGATTCTTTTTAGGTACTTATTAAATGGATTATCAAGTCCTAAGTCTCCAGTAGTAATCGACCATTCAAAGTTATCCTCTAGTTCTCCTTCTGTAATATCACCTGCATAAAGATCATTTGCAGGATATGTATTTTCATTAGGAAACCACTTGGTGTAGATCTTTTCGTTATTGATTACATACATCATGTTGTCAGAGTCTATAATGTATGTTCCATTATTGGCATATGATGCAAAGATGATCTTTTTATCATCCTCAATACACCATGTACCTTTGGTAACATCGTATGTGTAGACTCTGTATCTATATTCACTATCTCGCATTGAGATATAGTATTTATTTCTATAGCCAACACCAACAGCATCATAGAATGGCTCAATGCCAAGATCATTTGATATGGTGCTTTCAGATCCATCGTATGAAACAATGGCATCTCTAGATTTAAAGATTAAGATCTCATCTACTACAGCTATAGATTTATGACAGCCTTTTTGCACTCCCCTGCATGGCTTATAAATGATTTCATAATTGCTTGGCTTATTGCCATATACCTTATGAAAACCATCTTCTTTAAAAAACAGTACATATCCTGAATATGCATAAGCACCAGTGAAATCTCCCTGCGTTCCAACTGTTGCTGCATATGAATCTGAATCAAGACCTGCAAAGCAGTTCCAGTTAGTAGGATCACCCTGCTTACATGCATATATCTCATGGTTAGCTGATGAACATCCCCATAATCTGTTATCAAGCTCGCATATAAAGTCCATCTCAGGAAGGACTCTTTCTACTGTGATAGGATTTTTAGCATCCTGCACATACCACATGTTGATAAGTCCTGCTACGATTAGATTGTCATCATCGCAGCCATAAACGATTAGAGTATTGTTAAAGTCATAATCGTTATAGCCTCTTGTCTTGATACCAGAAATCTTTACTGCATCGTATTCCTTAAAACCTTTTCCAATGCCAGTAGAGTGGATCTTTACATAGGTAGTAGCAACTGATGTCCACATTGAATAATCTTCTGCCCACATTTTAAGGACTGCGCCATCATTTGTAGTATCAAGCCAGTATAGGTAAGTGTTTTTATCACTTGGTGCGCTATTGCCTACCCATGTGTTTGTATCTTTATACTCATCACCAGTTAGCTTGCACATTCGCATAGTGATTTCAGATTTTGATACATTCTTATTCTTGATCTTGGTTACTGATTCATCATATGTGTTATATATGATGCCATCAGGAAAGATACATAGATATGCGCCCATATTTACAAGCTGTCTTTCCTTTCCTGCATACTCAGGATCAAGGACAACAGCACTTACTATGGATTCATTAAAATAAAGGTGATCAACCTCATTACCATCTTCATCAAATGAAGCATCAATGTAGCTTAGATACTTACCACCTAAAATTCCAAGAGGCTTATTAAGCTGTCTTATTTTTCCACGCTTTTTTCTTTGTGATAATACTGGATAATAATCATTAGTCATGTTTTGCATATCTTCGAAATCAGATTCTTTAATATGCAATCCCTTATTAATTCCACCAAAGGCATTAACAAGTGTGATATTATCCCTTGTTGGGTTTAACTTTGGAAGTGCCATAACTCTCCTTAATATGAAATATTTATTGAATTAGGAAGGTGATTCCTATTGTAGTCTGCTGTAAATGATCTATATGACTCATTGAACATGATCATTGAATTGGTGTAACGCTCTGTCTCACCATTAGCAAAATCAATCTGAGCAAATAGATAGTTTCTATAGATATCTTCATGAGGAAACTTAGCTAGTAACTCTTCGTTAATGCTTGTCTCATCATATCCTGCAAATTCACTTGGTGTATTCTCATCAATTACATGTGTCTTTATGATCTCATTAAAGATCTTTCCATCAAGCTCTGATAACCACATGATTTTGATGTTATCGTCATAGGTATTTGGCTTTATTTCATCTACCATAGCTAATACTTCTGATACCTTCATATAAAGTCTCCTTAAAATAAAAAATGGGCAGCTAACTTAATAACTGCCCATACATTAAGTGATTAAAAATCAGACTTCTTCTGTAACTCTAAGCTTCTAGTAAGCGCAAGCTTTTCCATCTTAAACTTATTGTCTAAAACTTCCTTAACTGCTGCTGTGACCATTACAGTCTCACCACGCTGAATTACTGTAGTTTTTCCATTGATAGTAACTGGTACATCATCCTGCCTCTCTTTTGAGATTGGAATCATGTATGGAAATAACTCTTCCTTTGCTTCTGCCTGATCTACTTTTGTTTCTCTAGTTGCCATAAATAATCCTTTCTGGTAAATACCTTAGGATTAATTAGCCTCTGTGATGTCTGAGTATGAGCTTGTTGTCTCAATTCTTACCATGTAGTTTTCTACAAGGATCTCAGATACCTTTAATGCCTTGTAGCCAATGGTTGCTCTCTGATCGAGTGGATCTGCAGTTCCTGCACTTCCAAGCTGCTTGATGATAGTTCTAAGTCCACCACCTTCAACGCTAGTTGTAGCATATGCATTGTCAGCAACTACAAGTGTTGAATAAACAGCAAGTCCTGATGGACATGTGTCATCCTTCCAGATCTTAGCCTCTGTAGACTCTACGAATCTTACATTACCAAGCTTTCCGATCTCACCTTCATAAATAGCATTTACAGATGAATCTGTGTACTTATGTACATCAATCCACTCTGCTGATGTTCTAAGATCATGAGATACTTCTGGATGAATAATAGCTACATAAGATCCATTAATAGGCTTTGCATTGTGTCTCTTAAGCTGTGTAGCAGCCTGCTCAATCATGATTGGCTTAAGTGTATCAGATGCTGTAAGTGCATTTCTTGAAGCCTTATTATTTGCGTAAATTACATTAGTACCTGCAGCAAGAGCATCACGAGTGATTGTATCCATTGTACGACCTGCTGCATCTGCCATAAGACCAGTAAGCTCAACAATAGTATTATCAATTGCTGTCATATCAAGTACATCAGATACTGTGATGTAATCACCATACTGCTCTACTGTAGCTGTAAGGTTTGTTACAGTAGCTTTTCTACCATCTGGAGTTACACCCTCAGTAAGTGGTGTAAGTGACTTTGGAATAGGATCAAACTTTCTAAACTCAATAGTCTTACCACCATTCTTTGGAATGTTACGAATCTGTGCAAACTGATCATGTACAAGGTTTGCCTTTGCAAGTCTAATAAGCTGCTTATCGTAAAACTCCTTCATTTCTACAGTCATTCCTGAATCTGTAGTAACATTTGTGTTAAGCTGTCCTGCAAACATCTGAAGGTTAATTAATCTCTTATTGAAATTCATGTGATCTCCTCTCTAATGCGAAAGGGATCGAGTTATAATACTATTCTCTCCCCATTCGCAACTCGTCTGATGATCTCATCCATGTCCTTATCGGAAAACTTAGATGGATCTGATTTAAAGATTGCGTTATTTGCAGAGGAAATAGTTGCCGATTCATTTGGTCGCATAGACATGGTCTGTAAGTTATTAACCAGTGCTTTCTTGGTTTCTCTTGCTGATACTGCCATAGCACTGTTCATTACATCATCCCTATGAATGACCATATACGCTGTCTCAAGATCTACACCAGAAGCTAATAGTCTGGTAAAATCTGGATTCTGGGATTCAACGGAAAGATCAAAATTTTGTATGCCATACTTTTGGCACATTGCATTTGCATCTGATTCCCACTTGGCGTAAATCTCATTTGAAGCTGTTTCAGCTTCTCTTGCTTCTCTTGCTGCTTTAAGCTCTCTATTTTCTCTTTCAAGCTTAAGCATTTCTCTGTACTTTTCAGTAGTCAGTCCCTGCTCATATGCCTGCTGTTCAAATAAAGAGTCATCAGCTTCAATAGCTTCTAAGATTGCCTTTGGATCATTGGCATCAATGCCATACTTCATAGAAAGTAATTCCATGATCGGAGTGTGGGCATTTAGTCTATCTTCAAGCTGCTTTGACTTAGCAAAACGCTTGTCGATAATGTCCTGCGTTTTCTTTGCGAATTCCTCATGGTATTCACCATTCTTTTTGATCATGTTTTCAAAGGCTTTTGTCTTATCCTCTGCTGTTAAAGACTGTGGCGCATCTTTAGTATCAGGAGTGGTTAGTTCCTCATCTGCCTTACCATAAATTACCTTTGATAAGTCATCACCATTTGCCTCTGGGGAAGCGTTTACACCAGATTCTGTTACAGCCATGCCACCATCACTTCCTGCGCCTGATGCACCTGCAGCTGCACCACCACCATCAGAAAATAGCTGTAAATTGATTTTTCTTTTCTTCATAAGAATTTTTCCTTTCATCGTATCTTTTCCGAAGTGTCACCCTGCTTTTGGGAAATAGGCAGTTTTTTAAGCTTCCTTAGGAGATTGTCAATGGATCTTGATTCACACAAAGTAAAAAGAAACTGCCAAAAACTTCTACGATTCTTAATATAAAAAATCTTTAATTCATTTTTCTAACCCAAAAGGGAAATATTTTTAGGAAAATTTTCAATTAGTACATTTATGCCATCTAAAAACATCTCATATGCTCCTAAAATGCTTCTATCACTTGACCTAAATACCAAAAGCTTTACTTCCTCATCTAACTCAAGTTCATTGATTTTGACAAGTCCGTCCTCTTCCTGCTTTGACACATAAAAAACAAGTGTCTGAAATAAGGTAGATGCTGCACAGCACACTAAATCCTCTCCTTTTGGTGCGCTATTTGCATGTCCTACCATTGAAACAAAATATCTTCCGTTTTCGTTAAATGTCTTAACTTTAATCATGTTTTATGTCCTTGGTGCTGTTGATTCTCTAGTATTATTAGCAGCTTGGGATGCTACAGATCCTTTCTTTTGCTCTACTACTCTTGTTCCAGTAGGCTGATTCATCTGTGGCTGATTACCTTCTTGCTGCATCTCATTTGGATTTACTCCTGCCATTGCAGCCTCAATTGCCATCATCTGTTGCTGCATTTGCATTAGCATCTCATACATAGTGCCATTTCGTGTGATTACATCTCTCATCTTTTCGATGCCATCAAAGTCCATCATTGTAAGACAAGCAAGTGATGCATCAGCATTTTGAGGAGAGAAGAATCCTTGTGCATAAAACTGAAGTGCTGTCTGATTCTGTGTCTCTTTAGAATAAGCTGACTTCTTCTGTGGCTTAACCTCAATATCAAGAATTGGAAGTCTATTGCCAAGATCTATTGATCCACCCATACCATCAGGTATCATGCCCTGCGACTGAGGAAGTAGTCCTCTATTATCAAACTCAACAAACTCATTCTCTCCAGTTTCACCTAAAATTCTGAAGCATCTTGGTACTGTGTAAAACTGTCTGATAAGCTCAATAACAAGATAAATGACTTCTTTAAATGCTCTATAGCTTTCTGCTGTAGCATCTCTTGATAATTTGCCTGATGCATCCATTAAAGATGCAATACCAGATGCTGTTGTAACTGATGATGTCTGTCCCTGAGATGTTGGAGTATTTCCAGATGTATCCTGCATCTCCTTAATCTTTTGCAAATAGACATTCTCATAAATAGGTGATAAAGGAGAGGCAATAATCTGCTTAAAGCTTGCCTCGTCAAGTGATCCATCCACATGTACAATAGGCTTTGATGTATCAAGTAATTCCTCTTCATTGATGTTGCCATCACCTCTTGATAGATATCTTGGTCTAGCATTAATCTGAGCATTTTCGATAATAGCCTGATTAAGCTTATCCACTGTCATCTGATTAGAGATAAGAATATCAATGTATCCTAGTCCACAGATGTTCTTTTCTACTGGGAAAAGCGTGTCAAATACAAATGGATATTTGCCATGGTCATACCAACCTCTATCCTTAAAGTTAGGATCATTTTCAGATGCATAAAGGACTTCTCCATTACAGAAGGTACAAAGGTGTACTCTTGTCTCTGTCTTTGGAATGCCATTTTCATCCTGCGTTCTTACTCTTCTTTTGTAGTACCAGTCAATAAGTGCAGACTGATTTGATGTATCAACTGATTCACCATAGTTAAACTGATCATTTTCTGAAATGTAGTTATTTGCATTGCTTTCAGCAAGCACTGGAAATCTTGCTTTAAGCTCATCGTTATCTACCATGGTGACAAAGAATACATTTGGTGAGTCCTGAATATTGGATATTCCTGACTTCCAGTAAAGGGATAAGACATCAACCTTTTTAATGTCGATGTCACCAAGTCCATTATTCTTGTCATTACTCCAAAAGACTCCGTAGCAGCCTACACCATTTTTATTCTTGTACCACTCCAAGTCAGAATATGTCTTATCAAAGTCATTCTGCTCTAAAATAACTGGAATGATTTCTGACAACTGCTTTGCTGTTTCTTCATCATCCTTAGATCTTGGCAAAATATTTGCATCTGGTCTATTATCCATAGCATCAGCATGCTTATTTAAAATGGTATTAAATAGATGTGCGCTTCTTGGCTTGATTCTACTTAGTGAATCCTTACCTCTATTACCAAATTCATGCTCTTCTGATACTTCCCAGTGTTCCATTTTCCAGATTCTTTCATTTGAAATGAAACGCTCTTCTATATCAGCCTTGTACTCCTTGTACTTAAGCAGTGTCTGATAGGCTTCCTCTATTTCCTTTTTGCCTATAACACCACCACTTACTGGATTATTATTGGCTGTAATCTCCTGATCATGCTCTTTATTAAGTGCTTCCTGCTCAACCTCTTTAGTCTTTTGATCTAAAGCTTGAATCTCAGCCATAACCTGCTGCTGTGCCATCATCTCATTTGCCTCAGCATTCATCTGCTTTAAATCAGCCTCACTTGGATTATTTGGATCAAATCCATTTGTTTTCTTTTTTTGTGCCATAGTTCTCCTTTCTAGACATATATACTTCTAAATACTTTGTTAGTCCTTTGATCCAGTGGATCATTAAGATCTATCTTCTCTTTAAAGTTTTGTCTTGGAGCTATTGGATGCTCCATCATGGCATATCTACATTCATCGTAGTTATGATCTTCCATGTCTGTATCAATATCCTCTGGATGCTTATCTGAGTAGATCAATAGAGGAATACATCTAATAAAGTGCTTACAAGTGTTAAACACTTGAAACATTGGATCCCCAAACTCATCGAAGGCAAAGTAATAATGCATCATCATCTTGCCTGCCAGTCTTGTGTTGTCTGCTCCCTGCCAGTAAACATGCTCTCTTTCCATCTGCCTTGCTACAGACTCACCTCTTGATTCATCAAAGATAGATGGATCAGCTATGTTTCCAGTGATTTTCCTGCCCTTTAAAAACTCATTGTTTTCCTCTATCTCTCTTATTCCTCTTGCTATTTCCATTGGTGGGATCTCTAGTCCTTGGTTTGGTGTGCCAGTACATCCATACCATTCATGGATTCGATACATCCTGCCATTGTGATCAATAGCTGTCCATCCTACTGAAAATGGCTTTGCATAACCAAAGTCGAAAGATCTCATGATCTTCCAAGAAGATGGAATAGGAAATGGATCAATAACATGAGTCCACTTCTTATCCTGATAGTGAGTAGGATCATTCTTCCACTCTCTAAATACCTGACCTGAGAATGCATCCCATGAGCCATACAAAAGGGCATTTCTTTCTGCTTCAGGAAGTGAAGCTAGTGTGGCAAGATAGTTTGGATCCTGATTTAAGAGTTCTTGATTATCAAATACTGTGGATGGTACAAAGATCCTATCTCTTACCATCTCTTCAAAATGACCATCTGGATATCTGACATTTACCTTTTCATACATGGTTGTCATTGGTGGCGCAGGAGTTACAAATCTCTCCTTTACCCAACCCATGCCTTTACCATCTGGGTTACAAGAAGATCTAATATATGTCCTTGTCTTTTCCCCTGACTTACCAGTAGGTCTGCATCTAGATTTCATGTATTCATACATGGAATAGCTAAAATGCGTAAGCTCATCAAACATGATCACATCATAAGATTTACCTTGGTAATTAAACTTATCTGCTTCACGCTGCATATAACCAAAAAAGATCTTTGCTCCTGATGGAAATCTCCAGACCTTATCATTTTGTACATAGCGTGCTGTGGGATAGCATGCCTTATACAGTTCTTGTGATCTTGATATAAGTGCCTCAAGCTGTGGGTAAGTATCACGAAATATGATGCATCTATAATGTGGTATATGTACTTGTCTTAGTGCCTCTGCAAGTAGGGCATCACTTTTTCCGCCTCGCTTGTCATCCTGCAGCTCCACCATACAGTACCTCAAACTCAGGTCTCTGCATGAATTCAATCTGCTTTGGTTGTGGTTGCCAAACGATATTAGAAGCTGACACGATTACATCACCTCACTTTCATATATCTCATGTTTTTCTATTTCATCAGATATTTTCTTTTGAATAGCTAACAAGACATAAGCAGCGTTGTCATTACCTGAATGTCTTAATATCCCTGCTATTGCATTTAACGAATTGCAGTCTGCATAAGTAAGTGAAAATTCCTTATTCTCCATGCTCTCTCTCCATTACTGGCGCAAGCAAGATCACACCAGATGTATTCTCATCATCTGCTGATATATTTACTTCCTGCTCCTGCTTATCTCTCCAACCTAGCTGCTTTAGGCTAAATATAGCCATATTAGCTTGAAACTCACCTACAAGCGCACCTTTTTCCAAAACGATCTCTTTTGTCTCAGAGATCATTTTTATAGCGTCAGATAAATCATCAAATCCCTTGGCTTTTTCATTATCTGCAAGTTCATAAAGGTACTGCCTTGTGATTCCATTTTGATGTGCAAACTCAGCTACAATTGGTAACATACAATTTTCTGCGTAAAAATACGCATTTTTAGCAAGCTCCCTTGGATCTACCTTCTTTGGTCTGCCAAGAGTTGTGCTTGTTGATTTCTTTTTAGTAGTAGCTTTAGCTGCTGTAGTCTTAGCTTTAGTAGTCTTACTATCAGCTTTTTGATTATCCTTCTTAGATGCTGTGCATCTTTTTGTAGTTGTTTCATTTACTTTCTTTCCTGCTGCCATTTTTAAGTCCTCTCATCGTTTCTTTCCGAAGTGTCAAAGCAAATTTGCTCATTTGAATAATAAAAAAATGGGTTAGATAATTTCTAACCCATTAACAATAAAAAAAGACTGGCAGCTAACCATCCAAAGCTACCAGTCCTGACACAAAATATCCTACGGACAATAGGAATGCCTTCAAGCAATTATTATTATATTAAATCTAAGAATGAAAATACAAGAAAGTTAATCAGCCTGCTGCAACATTACTCATTACTCTTATATTTTTCTCTAAAGCCTATGTAGTTGCCAGACTTTACTCTGTGATCAACAAGCTCTTCATCCTCATCTATAAGCCAGTCCCTTCCGATCTTGACTGCTGTTTCAAAGGATCCTCTTTGCGCTCTTTGTCTTGCTGTCTCTGGAGTAATGCCATGCTTTATTGCCCACTCTTTTAATGCGATTAGTGCCATTATAATATCCCCTTCTTTGAAATCATCCACTTGACTTCATTTAATTTTACACCATCCTCATCAATTTTAGAATCTTGAATTGTAGCAATTCTAACCCATGTATCCCACTTAAGTAACTTATCCCATTTCTCTCCAGAATACCTTCTATCAAATCCAAACTCCTTAGGAGTGAAAAATTCCTTGTTAAGTAAGATCTCACAGCCATAGATATTCATATCTACCTGCCAGTCCTTTAAAAATAGCACATGCTTCTCGTTAAGATGTACCCCATATCCGTACTTGGTCTTAAATACCAGTGTAGGATCCACCTTAACGCATAGCTTTGTAGCATCTGCATTTACTCTATCCATTGTTACATACTTAATGGTATGTACCTTGAAGTTCATACCATCGAATCTGAATTTGTTGAAGTCATTCCTTTTCATCTTTGTGTCCTTTCTACTTTACGCTAAGTAGTGCATTAATATACTTGTCATGAAGCTTCTGCTGCTCTGTCTCATACCAAGAATTTACCTCGATTACCTTCTTGGCTGTAACAGCATTATCAAATAGCTTCTCGTATCTTCTTCCGATAACCTGCTTCTGATTCTCATACCAGTCAATGATCCATCTGAATTCCTGCTCCTTTGAAATTGGCTCTTCCTGATACTCTGTACCATTCCAGTACATTAACTTGCCATCCTTATCTGTTGCTGTTCCTTCTCTTAAATTGATTGTCATCATAAGCTTTACTCCTTTTCTTGATGAAAACTGTTTTATCTATATTTATATTACTACGCACTCGTAGTTTTGTCAATGATAAAAATAACTCACCCTGCATTTAGGATGAGTTATCTTCTTAGTCTGGTATGGATCCTATCATTAAAAGCTCTGAGGCAAACTTTATGATCATAGACTTCCTGCTTATTCCAGAAGTATCAGCAAATACCATAAGTGTATCCATAACTGCATCCATCATCTCGATGTATAGATCTAACTGCTCATCGGACATATCATGAAAGCTATTCATACTAATTCCCTTCTTTATTGCTTAAGAATGGTACGATCACATCTGATCCTAAGATCACTGATCTATAATCCTCACACATCATGATAAGATCATTTGCTACGCTTTCACTGATTGTTACCTTCTTTCCTTCCTCTGCCTTTTTTAGTTCTACATCAAGTACATCAACTATTCTTGTAAGCTGCTGCACCAGATCATTTGCTCTTTTTACTGTCATATGACTCCCTTCTAGCTAAACCCTATATTATGCCTACTGGCACTTTATTGGATACTTGGTTAATTTTCGTGATTTTTACATTATTTTCCTTTCTTTGATTAAAAAATAATTAATGGTTACAACCAATAGGCACAACATAGGATTTAGCATTTTGTTAATATTGACTATTTTTAAATTTGCACAAGATGCAATTGACTTATCTATTCTTCTTTACTTCATCAATGTACTTATGAGATACATCTTTAAGCTCATCAAAAGTAAGTAACTCTGCTGCAACATCTGCCAGATCCTCAGTACATTTGAAAAATAGCATGTTATCATCAATCTCACAGATCTCCTGCTGCAATTTCACAATCTTTCTCTTGATCCTATTTACCTTCTTACTTGTTAATATAACCATCTCCTACCCCTTCCTTTATTCCAGACTCTCTCGTATACCAACCAACAAAGCACACATACATAGATATTGAATAACAATTTTTCCTTTCTAAAACAGTTAACAGTTACAGTTGATTGGCATAATAGAGAGTCTGGATGATTTGCTTAATTATTGTTTTGACAAATAAAAAACCACTAACCGGTTATGGCTAGTGGTTATCATCTTTCTTTTTGTTTATATCTTCCTCGTTATCTTTCCATCTTTGCTCAAGCCTTTCGATAAATTCATCATCAGCACCAAGCATTTTTAAAATATACATATTTTCGCAATGCAAAAGAAACATTTTTATATCTTTTCTGTCCATATCATCACTCCTATCTTT